AATAATATTAACTACATTTTTCCAATTAAAAGTAGTATTAAATTCTCTATTAATATAGTTTTGTTCTTCTGTATCCATTCCCATTGCAACCATTACATTTATAACGCCTTGTTGAAATGCAACAGAAGAGCTTTCTGAAGTTATTCTTATATCATGTACATAAGTACTTCCTAGTTTATTTCTTAAAGTTACATCTGTATAATTAGTAACGGCAGCTTTTATTTCTCTTTGAATAGTATTAAGTGCCATTACTTATGTACTTTATAAAAATCTAGTATTCTCTTAATGTGGTCAGGGAATCCTATATTTTCTCGTAAACTTGTACTTACTTGGTTTTGAATTTGTGCGCCAGAGATAACTAAACTTGACTTTCTTTCATCTTTGAGATAGTATTTAACTAAATCAAAACATGCAAGTTTTAAATCTTCTGGAGTTGCACTATACCCCGCTCTGTAAGTAACTTCTACAGCTTTTCTACCTTTTGGAAAATATTTATCTCCAGTTGCAGTAGTTCTAAAAATAGTATCTTTTTCTATGTCTAGTATGTAATCATACTTTCCACTGCCGTCTGAGTTTTCGGTAATTAAAGTTACCCAAGAATCAGCTTGGCTTTGCCTTTCTCGTACTAAAGATACACTTACTAAAGGACTTTCGTCAACCATTATTGCGTAAGTCAAATCATCAGTTATATCAAAGTACTCAGTTTTATCAACAGAATAGTAGTCTATAAAACTTGTAGCACAGTATGTTTTTACTGCTTGGCTAATTGCAGGTATAATAACATTGATTTTTGCATTTTCACTTTCGCCTTGAAGTCCTGCAAAATCTTTGTATTGTTGTAATGTTATTAAATCTGCCATATTTTCCTTAAAAAGTGGAGGGGATTGCTCCCCTCCAATCCATCAGCTATTAACTAGCTGCTGCGTATTTAAATGCCCACTTAGAAGTTGCACCGTCAATTAGGTCTAAGAAACCTAATCTTTGAGAAGCCACTAGGACTCTTCTTTGGTTAGCTACTTCGTAGTCTGACTCGATGGTAACACCTCTCAATCTTGGCATTACATAGTTTCTAGCATAAACTGCTACAGCGGCGTGCTTAGTAGCTGCTTTTGATGCGAATTCGTCACATAATAGTACTCTTGAACCGAATACTTGGCCGATTTCGCCAGATAGCTTAGTAGCCATGTCGCCAACTAGGTTAGCATCTTGGAACTCAGCATCTTCTAGAAGGTTGTAATAAGCTTCTTGAGACACGATGTATACTACATCTTGAGGGTTAACACCATATTTGCCCATGTTCTTTCTTAGGGCTAAAAGGTCTGTTGCGACAACTTTGTCGCCTGAAGCGAAGATTCCGCCTGCACCGCCACCAGTGTCTGTATCAACATCACTGTCGTCGTCAGCCATTTTAATAAGGCCGTCGAAAGCACCTGATGTGAAAGCACCGTCTGCGTGGTTTCCTAATAGGATTGCATTTTCGATTGCTCTAGCGTGTGATCTTACCATAGACTCTCTAATTAAAGGTAGAATTGGCATGATTGCATCTTCTTCAGTTTCGTTACCTAAGTATGATTGTGAAATCAACTTGTTGGTTGAGAGTGTTCTCTCAGTTAGGTCAACACCACCATAAGGGGAACCGTATGTGTCACCTCTTTGTGCCAAGTTGCCATGTGGTGATGAACCACTAGCTGTTTGGTTAGATGTGAACTGTGCGTATCCGCTGTCTGGTAGGATTGGGATAATCATGTTAGCTGAAGTCATTGGGATTTCTCTAAAGAGAGGTGCCAATACTAGCTCATTTTGAATATCTCTTTCGATGTTTGTTGAAACGATTTGCTCGAAATCAGCAGATGAAACGCCAACACCACTATGTGCATTAACTTTTTCCATAACTGACTTAGCATACTCATTGTCCCATCCTTTACCAGTAGCTAAACCAGCAAATTTTGCATCAATGATGTCGTTCTCGAAAGCTTTTTTCCAATCGCCTTGACCTTGTCTGTCAGCAAAAATTCTTTTTGACTCACGAATATTCATGATTTCTTCAGATTTTTCTGCTAGTTGCTTTTCAAGCCCTTTAACAACTTCCTCTAAATTAGAGTAGTCATCTTTGACTCTTTTTTCAACATCAGACATAAGCCTTTCAGCTCCAGATAAACCTGCTTCAATAACAGATTTTTGTTCTTCCTGCTTTGCTTCTTGAACAGCCTTTTCATTAGCTTCAACTTCAGCTTGCTTTTCAGCCTGCTCTTGTTGTGCTTTTTCTTCAGCTGCTTTAAGTTCGGCTTGCTTCATTGCATAAGCAGCAACTGCTTTTTCAGCAGCTTCTGATGCAAATTTGTTCAAATCGAACTCAGGAGAAACTTCAGGAGTTTTATTTTCTTCTGACATATTAGTCTCCATTTTTTGGGATTTCTCCCCACTTGGCTGCTCAACTTTCACAGCGTCTGCTGAGTCAACTGAGTTAGCCTTGATAAATTGCTTTTTAAACTTATTGTAGTCTTCCATATTGTCAAATGACTTTGCTACAGAAAAGGTTGCTCCCTGATTGCAAGGTACTGACACTACAGAAACTTCAAAAAGTTCCGCGTCCTTTATTTTATATCCATCGGTTTCAGTCATATAATCAGCATCCTTGACTCTGAAGCCGACAGAAAACGCTCCAAGGACACCATCTTTTACTAAATCTTTTATGTCACCAGCGGCTTTTGAAATTCTACCTGTAATTTCTAAACCTTTGTCAGTGACTTCTAAACCTGTTGCTCTACCGATAGGTCTGTTGTAGTCATGATTAAAAAGTAGAACAGGATTACCTTTATAGTTTTCCAATCCACCTTTTGTCCATGCTTCAGCTTCGATTATATCGCCAGCTCTATCTAGTGCATTTGTACTTGCAGAACCTTTGATGTCTATTCCGCCATCATCGGTTTCGCCTAAGGTTTTAAAAGTATTAGTCCAGTGAAATATTTTAGTTTTATTTTTTGACATCTTTTTTCTCCACTTTCACCTCTTTTTTAACTTTCGGTGCTGCTTTAGGTTTTTCAACCTTGACAGGAGTAATAGAAACAGGATATCTTTTTTCCACTACATTTAGGAATCTGCTCCAAGAACCAAAGCCTCTTCTTAATAAATAGTCTTTGACTGGAACATCTTTCCCAAAAGATTTATAAGTAACTAAATCCATTTTTTTAACATTATTTTTGCTAAAAAATTCGGAAACAGCTTTTACCATCATATCTTTTGTCATAATTATTCTTCCTCGCTTGGGGCAGCTTCAGTGGGTCTGCCTCCTTCTTCTGGATTTACAGATGACCCTGCTAAATTGACAGGAACGCGAGGTTCATCAAATCCTTCTATTGGATCCTTGCCAAGAGCTTCTCTCGCTTCGTTTGCACTTATAATTCCTGTGTTTACAAGTGTTGCATAGTAAGCAGCTTGGTCTCTTAATTCTGGTTGTAAAGCAGGAATACCTGTTACGTCCTCATTAAGTTTAAATCCAAAAAATCTTTCCAAAGCATATCCTAATTTTCTTACTATTGGAATCACTGTTTCTAAATAGTAAAGTCTATGATTTGGTCTTATGTTTGCATTGTTACCACCGTCTAATAAGATTGGTGGTATTCCCATTGCTTCTAGTATTATTCTTTCATTTGCTTTTATTGAGTCTTGAAAGTCTAATTCTCTAAAACTAATTTCTGATAATGAATCTACTTCTAAACCACCATCTAAAATAAGTGGTCTTCTTCCGCCAGTATTTGGGTTATATCTCATGCTCCATGCTTGTAACATTCTTTCTTTGATTTTCTCAGAAAGAGTATTAGGAGATTTAAGTACTAATCCTGGTACTGCTCCATTTTTAAAAAAGTTGTCTTGAAAGTTTCTCATGCTACCAAGCAATTGCATAGTTCTATATGCAGGTTTTAATCTTGGTACACCTCTATAAATAGAGTTGAAACTGTTTTCTTTAATATGAATAATCTCATTTACGCTATAGTCAATGCTATTATCATATGTAAACTTTTCTATATAAGTATTATCGTCTGAATAAATTGTTACCTTATCTGCTGGAAGATGATACAAATGAGCACCATCAAAATAAATAAATATATTACCGTCAATCAGTAAGTCAATTATCAGATTTCTTTTAAATGTACTTACGTCTTGGAAAGGGTTTGGTTCCTTATTTAGTAATTGATCAACTTTTACCTTTCTTATATTTTTTATTATGTTGTTAGTGCCTTGTCTTTGCTCTCCAACTGAAAAAGGAATTTCTGCTACATCGTCAACAATCATGTTAACTGCTCTATTAACTATCTCTAGTTGTTCGTAGGCGTTTCTGTAATTTGTGATAACTTCTCGGCTATCAATAGTCATTCCTTCGTTTCTAGAAATGACATACTGCGAAGGATTGAGTTTCTCCTCAACCTCTTCGTTACTTCTGCCTATTAAAAAATCATACCATGCCATGTGTTTTATCTCTTTGTTTCTCGACCCACCTTGCTTGTTTCTCTGCTGTGAATAACTTGGGTCGCTTTCCGTATATTGAGTGTAACCTCAAATGGTGCTGATGACAGAGAGTAACTGTTTTATCATATACTTTTTCATAGTTTTCACCGATGAACTGTTCTCGAATATCTAGGATGTCTTGCTCTTTCTCTATAATAATCTTTTTTTCAGTTAACCAAGTTTCTAGTAGTTCGGTCAGTCCATAAAAATGGTGAAAATCTAAATTGTCAGTATTTCCGCAAATAAAACATTCGCTTCCTTTTTTATATTGAGATTTAGCTTTGTCTCTCACATATTTAACTAAATCTCTCTTAAATTTCATATCTAACTCTTAATATGAATTATAACAAAAGTTTGCACCAAAAGTCAAGAAGTATTTTTGACAGGTGTTATTAAAATGAGGTAGCTGAGGTTTCAAATGTATATAATGCATATCGTATAGCATCTGCCATATGCGATGCTCCGTCGTGTTTTGGTCTTTCTTTCATTAAATTTGGATTTGGATCCCATTGATACTGGTCTAAAGCAATTAATGATTCTCTACATTTTTGATCGACAATAAGTTGGTCATTATCAACTATTCCTGCTACATGTCCAATTCCATCTAATACTGATTTCTTTGCATTGATAGTAGTAATATCATAATTTTGTGCAAAGTCAAATCTTGTTTGTTGAGCTGCAGAGTCAATGTATATCCAATCAATATCCCATTTTTCAATTAGTCCTCTTATTACTGCAGCATGTTGTTCGGTTGTTCTTTCAGAGTCTAAGTATTCATCTAGTAAATAGTATTTCTTTTCATCCCAATCATAAGCAATTACACAAAAAGCTGTGG